TCCTGATCCGGCTTTCCCTCTTATCGCTGTTACGGGGTTCTGAAGTATTAAGGCTTTGGTTACTTTCTGCTCTTCGTTTAGAGTGATTCCAAATTTAATCGGCTTCTTAAGTTTCCTCTTTTCTTTAAAAACATCATCGCTATGATGATTACTTGCTTGTGTCATAATAACTTTCTTATAAATAGTAAACCTTCATAAGAATTGCAAGCTCTATAAAAAGAAAAAGCCTGACTTTCGTCAGGCTTCTCTTAAAGTATGGTAACTTTGTAATTATAAGGTGTTTAGACCGCTTACATATATTTTACCAAAGTATTCAGGACGAACCATTTTCTTAGCGTATCTAGTAAGTAATCCTTTTCTAGGTACGAAAGTATCTGGATCGTAAACCATTGGAGTCATTATTAGAGGAATATATGGAGCAAATACTGCACCTGTTTCCAAGAATTGACTACCTTTGAAGCCCATAAGAATGGTATTCTCTTTCATGTATGGGTTTTTGTAAACAGTATATCTACTGTTGATTTGACCCATTTTTTGTACACCGAATGCATAAGATCCTTTGCTCACATCTCCGTCAGAGTTTGAAGCGAATCCAGGAATGCTTTCTAGTATTGTAGCTACTGTTGGAGAAACTACACAGAAGTTAGCACCACCTCTTAATGTTCTTTGGTGTATGATGTTAGATAGTTTTTGCATCTTAGTACCAAGAGTTTGGAACCATGCACCTTGACTGTTGTAAAATCCTCCAGCATCAACTCCTGCAGCGTTAAACTGAGTGTTTGCAGCGTTTATGAAGTTGTTGTTAGCAGCTGACCAGTACTCAGTACCTGCAGCAGCAGAAGATATTAACATATCAAGTATTTCTAAATCAATCTCTAATGAAATATACTCAGACATTACACTTGTTAATTCAGCCTCTGCATCTAGAGAGTGATAAGCGTTAAGATCTTGAGCAAATTCTGGAGTCCATTGTGCTTTTAACTTTTTAGTTTTAGCAATGATACCTTCAGATCTCATAGAAACGTTGATTTGTGGAATAACAATCTCGGTTTCAGATTCAGCGTTTGGTACAGCGTAAGCAGCTCCTGCTTCGAAGTCTCCTCTTGCGTTGTCTTTAGTAGCTTTGTTAAAGAATACTGTGAAAGCACTTAAGGTTGGTATTTCAGCAGTAGTGTTGGATGTAAAGAACTCAATAGCTGTACCGTCACTACTCAATTTAGTGAATTCTTGAAGTACAGTAGCGTCAGTAACAGATCCAGAGTTGATGATAAAACCTCTTACAGCTTCAGTATCGTAGTCTGGAAGTACGGTAGCAACACTTGCGATACTTAGCTTCTTAAGAGTACCGGCTGCGATAGATGCAGAATAAGTACTGTTAAAATTAACGTCTGCATAAGAAGCAGATGTTGCAGTTGCAGTTAAAGCTGCAGAAGATGTCTGGTTAGTAGAGTATGTAAATCTACCAGCTCCGTAAAGACCTCCTGTGGAAGTGTTACCGAAGTTAGCGGAATCATCTCCGTAAGTAGAGTCTCCAGCAGTGAATGGATTTTTAGAAGTTCCGTATTGGAAGTCTAAGAAGAATACTAATCCAGAAGGTAAGTTCATAGGTTGAACAGAAACAAATTCCTTTGCTGCTATTTGACCAAATACTTTTCTTACCAATGGAAGAGCGACTCCAGCCCATTGTTCACCTTGACCAGCTGTAAAGCTAGCGCCAGTTCCTGTAGAAGATTGCTCAACTACTAATTGTTTTGCTTGATTTTCAAGAATCATAGACATGTTGTTCTTGTCTACGTCTCCGTCCATGCCTTCTAAAAGGCCTGTTTTTTCCCATTTGGATGCTAATCTAACAGCGTCAGATTGCAAACTGTGCCAAGGGTTGGCAGATTCTAATAAATTTTGTACAGTTGACATTTTTTAATTGTTTTTTTAATTTTAAAGTAAACCTGCAAGTTTTTTCATTCTAGTAATTACTGGATCCACTTCCATTACAGGTTGTTTTGGGGAAGCTCCAATAATAGCAGAAGAAGCAAAGTTTTTAGATTCTCTAACAAGTCTCTTAGTAGCTTCTTTTGGAGATGCTTTCGTAAGATTTTCTTGTAGTGTTTCGTAAACTAATTTTACTTCTTTTACTGTTTCTGCTTTATCGAAAGCAGCGATAGTCTTTACTTTTTGAGATTCTTTTAAGTTTGATACCTTAAAGATCTTGTTTAAGTAAAGTAGTTTTGAGTTAAGTAAATTAACTTCGTTTAGTTCAGTACGTAGACTTTTAACAGCATTTACAGCTTCTTCAAGTTGCTTTTCTAATTCTGCTTTTTCAGCCTCTTTACCTTTTTCGTATTCGTACTTGTCTACTTTAGCTCTTTCTGATCTTGATTCTTTAGCTTCTTCGATTTCCATCTCCGTTTCATCTTCGATTTCAATCTCTCCTGCTTCGTCTTCATCTTCGATTTCAACATCTTCATCTTCCATATCCTCTTCGTCTGAGTCCATGTCTAGTTCGTTTGCTTCAATCATTTCATCTACTACCTCTTCAATAAACGTTCTCAAGTCTTCTTCTGTCATGTTGTCGAAGTCAATCTCTACATCGTCATCAGTCTCCGCATCGTCGTCAGTTTCTTCAGTTTCCACCTCTTCAGTTTCTTCAGTCTCTACTTCTTCTTCTTCGGTCATTGTTTCTTCAGAATCAAGTTCTGCTAAGAGTTCTTCTAAGTCGAATAGTTCATTCGTCTCTTCCTTCTCTTCTGTGTAAGTTTCTTCTTCTTCGTCCATTTCAGTTAGTTTTTGTTCGAATAATTGTTTTAATCGAGGTGTAAGAGCTTCTTCTAATGCCGCTTTTGCATTGGCAATAGAAACTTCTTTTACTGCTTTTGCTTCTGCAATAGCTTCTTTAAATAAATTTCGGTTGTTCTCCATTTTCCTAATAATAAATTTGTTTGGGAAATACGCTTATTATAATATAGCGTAATAATTTTTAAATGTGATTTGAGTACCATATTAGATGATGGTACATAGGTAAGGTGCTCTTATGAACATCTACTATTATATATAGGCAGTATATCTATATGAAGCTTGTTTTATTTAAGTTTTTTCTATATACCAAAAAAAAAGCCCGAAATCAATCGAGCTTTAAAGTCTTTAGGCGTTAATGCTTATATCGGACAGGAACCAAAGCTGCATAGAATTTCTTGAATGGTCTTATGTGCTTTACTGTAGTCCTTCAAGTTCCCTGTTAGTCCTTCTTTTAGTACGTTCATATAAGATCCTGGATTAGATGGGGTTGATACAAAGTCCCAGCATAGTAGTTCGAAGTCGTCCTGTACTTCCATTACTGCTGCTCCTGATTTTAATGAACCTGTTCCTCTGGAGGATACTCCTACAGTGATATTTGATTCGATTAGAGCTTTTAGTATATTACCGGAGGGAGTTGGTAGTATCTCTAACTTACCCATTATATTATTTCCATCCCACCATATATCTAGTATATTGTGTGAAACGTTTTTTAAGTTTATAACAGTAGTGTCTGGATGGTCTAGTTCTCCTACTGCTCTATTCTCTGATATGTTAGTTTGGTACTTATCTATTTCTCTCTCCCATAACCCTTTAGAGTAGTACCTTCCGTTACCGTTTTCGATTTCTGCGGTTGCGAGTATACCTTCTACTAAAGGATTTCCTCTATTGGAAAGTTTACCTTCGAGCAAAGTACCTTTAACAGGTCGGAATATATTAGTTTCTACTAGTAGGTTATTCATTCTATACCTTACTGCTAAGTACCTCTCCTATAAGTTTTTCAAGGTCCATCAGCCCTTCCTCATCTATCTCTTCCTCATCTATCTCTTCCTCATCTATCTCCTCTTCTGCTAAGTCCTCATTGTAGGACTCTTTTATAGTTCCGTATCCACTTGATTTGTATTCACCCTCTGCTTCTTTTGTAGGAGTTTCAACATAACCTAAGCCTTTTACTCCGAACTGTCCGTCTTTTACATAGTAAAGTTCGTCTTTAGCTAAGTTCTTAGCGACAATCTTCTTTATGTCTTCTTCAGTTTTTTCAGCATTCTTTGGATCTTTCATTTCAGCATAATACCCTGTTAGGAATTCCTGTCCAAATACGTTATCCATGTTATCAAGGTCCGAGTAGTCGTATGCCTTAGATTGAACTTCTTCTACTTCTTTACTAGTTTTCTTTTCAGTAGCTTTAACTTCGTTTAGGTTTTCCTGGAATATATTAAACCAGTTTACATCTTTTATAGGAGCAGTTATATTGCTCGTAGTGTTTTCTGATATTATACTCTTCTCTTTAAGTTTGGTAACGGCCTGATCAAAGGTCTGTACGTTACTTATATATTGAGGAAACTCTCTTCTGACTTGTTTCATAAAGAGTTCTTTACTTCCTCTCCCTTCTGTGATAAGGTTATAATTGTTTTGTAGGCTTCTCATTGTTGATAAATATGTAGTATGTTACTGTTTAGTGTTACTTCCAGAGATCTTTGTAAACTAAACCTTTTGCTTTTTTCCTAAGCTGGTTCTTATTAACTAGTTTGTATCCCATTTTAAGATAGTAGTTCCTTGCTGTACCTCTAGCGTTTTTATTGCTTCCAAAGGCATACGGGGTACTATAGGCCCCTGCTCCTGCAGAAGTACTCATCTCCTTTAACTGCTGCTTTAACCAGTTTTTCCTCTTATCTTGAGGTTCTATCATAGAGCGTTATCTAGTTCGTAGTACTGTAGTAGGTTTATAATATTTTCATCAGAAACTGTTCTAGTCTTCTCAACTGGTAATATATACTTTAATACTTCTTGTATTTTTATCTTAATAACTTTATCTTCTAAAGTATCGAGCTTGTGGGTAAGTTTCTCTCTTACCTCTGTTATCTTAGTATTGTAAAAATCTCTAAGTTTACTTGTATTATCTATAGAAGTTACTACTTCCCGTAAGATATTCCTTTGCTCTGGTAAGAGGTGTTCGTACTTGTCGTTAAACTTCTCTAACATTATACGATGGGTTAGAATCTTAACATCTTTAGGGTACTCTTTATACTCCTCCATTAGGGTATCAGCAGGTTTAGTTGCGAGAGGTTTAATAAGGTGTTCTAGGAGGGTTAATTTATTGTGTATAGTATCTTCTGGTGTTATATCTTTATTGCTTTGATTCTCTACTAGGTTGTTAAACGCTGCATAGATCTTATAGTTGTTAACCTTTACTTTAAAGAACTTCTCCTCGCTGTATTTATTCCTAACTTCTTTAATTAGGTTATACCTTTGTTTTTTTACTTCAGACCTGTTCAACTTAGCAGAAGCTTCTAAAAGTGAACTTATAATTATTTCAGATTTAGTTTCGCTTTGGTTCTTATAGTTGCCTAATTGCTCGTACAACCTGTACTCTTTTCCGAGTTCGGTATTTACGAAATACTTTTTTAGAATAGTTATTGCAGGGGAGTTTGTATCGTTCATCGTATCCGCTGTAATTTGTCTTACTAGCAGTTCGAAGAGGAGTCCGGTATTTTTATACTTTGAATGTTTAGGTGTTGCCATCTATAAGGTATTTTATGATAAATAGTGTTTTAAATCTCTTCTCTTATCTGGGATTCATCTAATAAGTCGCCTTCTGCTTTATTCTTTTCAAAAAGAAGTACTTTTTTATCTTGAAACTCTTCTATAGATCTGAGGTGTTTATTATATTCTCTTTTCGCTCCTTCAAAGGTTGGTTGGGATGTTTTACTTTTCCCGTACCCTGCTTGATTGTCGTTTTTCATTGCATCTCGTCCTAGTCTATCTTGTCCGAGTGGATCATCTTGAGTATTAATGAAGCTAGCTTTTTCTTCCGGTCTACCTATTGGGTTCTCTTTGTCTTCGTCGTATCCTTTAGGGACATTACCCGGTCTATCGTAGACTCTACCTTTACCGTATGCTACTGCTATTTGATGCGGTGTACCGTATGATTCTCCAGTCTGCATTGGGTCATTACCTTCTGCTTCTATTTGAGACATTCTAAACTCCCTCTTAGCATCCTCTGCGGTTAGGTCTCTCATCTCTTCATACTCTTCAGAAGATAGGTGGAAGATGTTTTCATACATCCAATCGCTAGAGAACATCTTAGTTTCTTTCATTGATGCCATTAAATCAACCTTCTCTTTTAAAAGTGCTACCTTCTCTTGATCGTATATTATAGAAGGAGTAGTTAGTGAGAGTTCGAAATTTACAAGTTCTTCTTGAGTGTATCCTTGAGAGTATAGGTGTACGAAAGCTATTTTATATAGCTCTGAGATCATTATTCTCTGTATCTTCTCCACTGTTCTAGCAAAGCGTATATCTTCTGCTGCTAATGTTGCTTTTCCTTGAAGGTTTTCATCGTATCCTAGAAATGCTTTAGGTACCTTAAGAGCGGCAAATAGTTTATTACGTAAATACTCTACGTCTTGTATTCCGTCGTACTGTAGGCCTCCTAATGTGTCTATCTTTGTTGTCGTATCCCCGTTTCTCATGGGTATGTAGAAATCCTCCATGAGGTTCTGCATGTTATACTTCAGGTTATACTCTCCTGTCTGCGGATCCATAAAAGGAGTCTTTTTTATCTTAGATATAGCTTTTTGTATGAAGTTTTCAACTTCAGCAGGTGCTATCCCTCCTACGTTCATGTAGAATATTCTTTTTTCAGGAGCTCGAACGATTCTATGTACTAGCATTGCATCCTCCATCATAGTATACTGTTTAAATAACTTTCTAGCAGGTTCTAGGTATGATCTTCCGTAGGGAAGATAGTTAACGTCGGTTAATAACCTGAAATGAGCCATTTCGTAGTTGTCGAAGTATACAGATTTCTCGTCATTAGTGTTAGGTGTACTGTAGTACCCGTAACTTTCTCCTGATAAACCTCCTTCGTTATACTTAAACCTAGTAGACATTGGGTGATCCTTATCATAACCGTCTTGTCTCTCTATATGGTAGGCAGTGAAGGGGATTACGTTGTATACTCCGTATTTGTCTGATATTTCTAATTTTAAGAAGAAATCACCGTACTTACAGGCGTTTCGTATCCACCAGGAGAGGTTAAATTCTATGTTTAGTACATCGTAAAAGAGATTATACAGTATTTTCTGTATGTTTTCGTCTGCAGATTTGATATGAAGTACTTCTCCCATATCATTCTTTAGTGTTGACTCTTCTGATAGTATGTCTAGGGTAGAGGCTATGATAGCGTCTGTGTCCATTACATCATATTCAGAGTATAGTTGTGTTCTTAAGGTCTGGTAGTTGTACGCTTGTTGGTTGCCGTACATTGATGAAGGACTCGTAGAGTGTATACTGGAATATCTATCGTGGAATGAGTTATTTTCTAGATTACCGGACATCTGTATTTGGTTAACGTCTGCAATCTTGAGTTGGTCTCCACCAACGTTTCTAATTATAACATCTGTAGAGAATAATCTCTTAAGTCTGCTTAATATACTTGTATCTGCCATTCTATATTTCCTAATATACATATAAATATCGGGAAAGGCTACTTATCTTTATTTATATATCCATGATATGTCTTCCACCCCGCCTTTGCCGTTGTCTATTTGGGTAGGATTGTTGTTATTTTGAGGTACATATATCATGTCTGTGTGGTTGCCGGTAGAGGTTACGTTCTCCCATATGCTTCTTGCAATGTTAGCATTTCCTGTCTGTATCCTAAAGGCTGTTTCTCTAACGTACATTGCTATTGCCCAAGCCATTGTCAGGTCATCATTATACCCTCCTTGTGCTTCTGCTCTATTATTCTTCCATATAAAAACTTTTAACTCATCTAACATTCTTTTTGAATGTATGATTGCAGACTTATCGTTAATAGATTCTTGTAGTTTTGCTATTATAAGAGGTCTTGTTTTTGATGTATTCGAAAAGCCGGGTGTCATGTTTGAATTTAATCCGTGCGGATCAAAATAACTTTCAGCGGTTACGTTTCCGGATTTCGGTGAATGGTATAGGTTAGCGTATCCTCTCTCTTGTACTGTTTCAATAGTAGACCATCCGATGTTTGCATTCTCTATTACTAAGAGTGCGTTGTTGTATTCTGTTGCTATACCTACTAATAGGTGTGCAAATTCCTTTGGTGGTAGTTGTCCTTTATACTCTCCTACTTGGCTACAGTTTTCTATATCTACTATATGGAAAGTAGAGAAATCTTTACCGTCACCTCTTGCAACATCCGCTACTACCATGTAGCTTCTAGAGTAGTCTACCGGTTCCCATATCCATAAGCTTCTATCTACTCCTCTTCTCTCTGCTGGATCTTTCCTGTATGTATTTTCATAGAATTCTATAAGGTCTCCGTATATTACAGTATCTCCAGAGGTTGAGAAGTCGCAGTCGCATTCCTGTGCTGCTAGTCTAGGATCTCCTAGTTGAGCGTCTTGGCTATCTCTCCATGCTTGATCTCTTTCCGGGTGTACGTACCAGGGTAGTTTGATAGGTAAGAAGTCGTTTTCTTTATTCTCTGACGCTACCCATGTTTTATGGAACCAATTACCGGTACCGTAGGGTGTAGATAGTATTATTGCTCCACCTCCTGTTGCTAGAGTCTGTTGAGCTGATGCCCATGTTTCACCGATGTTGTCTATAAAAGCAGCTTCATCTATCAGGAGGAGTGATACTGCTTCAGATCTAGCAGCGTCTGCGTTAGATGATTTAGCGGTTATCTTTGATCCGTTAATTAGCCGTAAACTTAGTTTGTTCTTCTCTAGGGAACCTACTCTTAACCAGGAAGGTAAGTTTTCGTACATAAACTGTACTTTTGAAACTAAGTTTCTAGCTGTTGCTTGTGTTGTAGCTAATGTTAGTACGTTCTTATCTTTATGGAAAGTCATTAACCAGAGAGAGTATCCTGCTGCAAGTGTGGAGATACCTAACTGTCTAGATTTTAATATTATAGAGTAGTCATTCTCCTGAAAGTGTGTTAGTGTGGTTTCTTGAAAGGGGTATAGTTGAAATAGTATTCTCCCTCTCTGTGGATGCTGTATGTAGCAATACTTCTTCATGAAGTGTACCGGGTCTTTAGCACATCTTACATATTCCTGACGGATTATCTGCTTTAGGTTCTGTTGACTCATTATAATAACTTTAGATTTAATTTCGGCTTCTTTACTCTTATCTCCCAATATAGACCGCCACTTACTATAGGTTGTAGATCTCTATTAAAGCCTATTCCTATACTATACATCTTTGATTTCTTAGTCTTTAACATTAGATTAATACCAGCTTGATTCAGTGATTGCTTATTAGCAGACATATTAATTCCTGTATATAGTCTGGTTTTATTAATAGTTGTGTTCGAATGTATTGTGGTTGTTGGTATGAATACGTTAGATTCAATTCTTCTTGATATTATTGTATTTCTACTTACGGTGTCGTTTATAACAATACTACCTAATGTATCTAAGTGTAATGTATCTGTATAGTAGTATTTTGCGTAATAGTCTCTTAGGATACTTAATGTATCTATATTAGCAGGTACTGTATCGTGAATAGTTTCTGTCTTAGTTTTCCACTTAGGAACATACATTAGCTTATCAATTTTTAACGTATCCCATTTCGTTTCAACCTTAGTGATAACTGTAGGGTCCACAGGGGGGTGTGGGGATTGACATTCTCTCTGTAGTATTAGGAGAACTATCAGTACTAGTATTAGGAGAGTACTGGGGTTTATTTTAAGATTACCTATCATTACTCTTATAAATATATACCTATACTATCTTTGCATTCTAATGGCGTAAGTACGTATCCAGTCTTTATGTCGCATTAAGCCTCTTTTTTAATACCAGCTAATTTTTGAAATCTATTTCTCATTTTATTTTCTTTTACACCTGTGATGGTTCTACCCCCATATTTTTTTTTAAGGTAATCTACCATTTTCTGGTTCATATTAAAATTTTGTTCTAAAGGAGAATCATCACTTTCAGATTCTATAGTTTTAGTAATCATTTCTAAAAACCCATTTTCTACAGTATCATCTACAATAGATGACATCTCATCATCTATATCTAATTTATCTAACCAGCTATTAGTTTTTTTAGTGTCGGGCTTAAAAAAAGCTGCTTTAACAACATCAAAAGTAGTCTTAGCAGCTCCTAATCCGGGGATTGCTCCTAAAGCTACATCAATAGCTACATTACCTATTTTAACACCTTTTTGTTTTAAGGAAATAGCTTTTATTGCTTGTTTTAATTCTCCGTAAGTTTCCATAATTATATTTCTACCTCAATATCTGATTCATCATCTACATCAATGTCAAGTGAATTCTCACCAGCATCATCTCCTCAACTTATGTCTAGTTATAAATAGGTTGTTTTTTATTAAACGTCGGCATACTTTATGTATAATCCTTTAGCTTTCGGGCCGAATTCAGCGGCTTTTCGAGGGACTATTCGGAAGTCTAGTCCGTAGGTTTGTTTTTGGTGTTGTGTTATTGTGAATGCAGGTTCTACTGCTGTATCTTGTATTTGGCTGATATCAGTATATAGAGAGGTGCACTGTATGGTTAGTACTCCGGTATTACTATCGTACTCGAAATCGCTATCTTTGAAAGATCTGGTAGCTATAATAGTTTTAGGGCTGTCGGTGCCGAATAGGTATTCTTCATTTGCATCTGTAGGAGCATCTTCTACTACTACTAAGGTGACTCTTTCATCTGTGCCTCTTTTAAACATTTCGTACTTAGGTGATCTGTCGGTATCTAGGTGATGTCCTGTTCTTCTAAGCTCTATAGGGAATGACCTGTCGTTTAAGGCTTTGCGTATAAAGGAATCCCTGAATGGGGTTTCGTTGTTGTTCACGGAAGCCCATCTAAACTCGGATTCTGTTCTACCGTCTTCCTTTACTGATATGTTGGCTAAGATTGCACCTTTTGCGTCAGGTTCGGGGTATAAGGATACGTCAGCTTTTGCTCCTTTTTCTTCTTGCTTACTTCCGACTTTTTTAGCGGATCCTACTTTTCCTTCAATAGTTACATCTCTTTTTCCGCTTGTAAATTTTACAGTTACCGG